ACGATCACGCTGCGAGATGAGTGGAGGTGTGCGGATACGACCATGATATTTCATGAAGTCATAGGTATCCGTGGCGAAGTACATGCGATAGGACTTCGCGTACATAAAGACGTCTTCCGAGGTCATAATGATACCGACGATGAGATAGACGAGCGTTCATACATGATCAGAATGGCAGTTCGTTATCTTTCTTCAGAAAATGGAGTCGATGCGCGTCATTGGCGAGTTCAGATTTGATCTTGTCGTCGAGCAGTGGCGCGATCAGTTCTGGCTCAATCTCCCGCTGCTCACAGAAGTATAGCACAGCATCGAGATAGCTCATCCCCTTATTACGCACGATCGACAGGATGTTTTGTGCGAGTTTCTCTGGAGCGATAATTGCGACAGTCATAATAATGTCCGAGAAAATGCCCGCCCGTGCGCGTGTGCGTAGAGGGGCGGGCACGATGTCAAGTTAGTCGCGAGTTGGGAAAACACCCTGTAATGCGATGCAGGGAAATAGATCCTTACCCCACACAAAGTCAGAACGACGGCCCATGGCGTCCCTCGGTCTCAGGTCTGGCAACGCAAATGTCGTGCGACCATCACCACCCCACACAGGGCCGATAACCGCAAAGAGTGCTTGATACTGCGAGACGGTCAGCAGACGACCATCGCAGAGCGCCCAATACTCTGGGGCAAAATTGCCGGCAAAATAACCGATTGATCCGATGAGAGGTTCAGTAGACATAGTGTCCTTTCAATAGAGATGTGGCATGTCCTACGATGTAGTATCTGTAACAATGATTATAGCACGAGAACGCTACGGCTTGATCCAGAAATACGAACAGGTGCAGTTCCATTCACCCGTACGGGCTGATCGCGCCCAGCGATCGTCCGTCAGATACCACTCAGTGATGCCGTGTGTTGCGACATGTTCGTCGACTGCGCGAATCACCCCGTTGTTCAAGAAACTATAGTAGTCGTGCCCTGCAATAATGCCGCCTGAACGAACGCGACGACTCCACAACTCCAAGTCCTGCTTCACGAATTCGTACTGATGATTGCCATCGATGTACACAAAATCGAGTGATCCTTCAGGGATCGTTTCTGCGGCAGGCGCACTCAGCATTCGACAGTACGTGATGTTGTACGGCGCAAGACGTGTTCGCGCATTCTGATACGCTTGCTCTTGCCCTGCGTTGTTCTTCGACTGTCGATTGCCACGATACTTCATCCACGGATCGACACAGTGGATGTGTACGCCTGGGTTTGCCTTCGACATCGTTTCAGAATAATGCCCACCAGCGACACCGATCTCCGCGCCTGACGTATAGCCGAGTACCTGAAACAACGTCGCAAGCTGTTCTCGCCGAAAACCCGGTAAGAATGTCGCCGTGTTAATGTGTGCAGGTATTCGACGATCGCGTCTCGGCGCACGAATATCAAGAATCTTCTGATGCAGTTCGCTAGGCATGTGACGTTCCTTCGTGATAGACATCATAGTATTCCTTGATACGATGCCGTAACGTGGTGTAATGTGCGGCAGGAGTTGTCTCGAAAATTTGGAGACCCTCTACCGACACAATTGGAAAGATGATACGCGTGACTTTCATGCCAGTCTGCTCGAAGACACTCAATGCATAGAAGCAGCCTTGCAGATAGTAATCCTGAACGTATTCTTCCTTCTTCCGTTTGCGCGAAGTTTTGAAGTCGACGACAGCTAATTCCGCATTCACCGTCGCTAACAAGTCCATACGTCCTGCGACGCGAAGACGCTGCGAATAGACGTCCTGTTCTTGCGCATGAACGACGTTCAGATTATCATCAATCCACGTCGAGAGTTGTGCCCAGTATTCACGCACCGTATCATCGTCATCCGACAGATTGATATCGTCGTTGTTCAGATAATGTTCGGCGAGCGAGTGCAATGCCGTGCCGCGTGTCGAGGATTGTGTGGAGATACGCGTGGCTTCTTTCGCGCCAACGCGTCTCTTCCAGTTTTCCAACGCAGGTTTTGGGCGTGCGCCAAGCACCCGTGTGATAGACGGGAAACATTCACCGGTATCCACGACCTCATAGACACGACCGGACGCGAGATTCTTCTGCTGGAGTTTCGGAAACGTAAATTGTTCGTGGGGAAACATACGATTACGCGTCAACGTTGATGGTCGAATGCCGATGCCGTTTCTTGATATCCTTCAGCATGTCCTTGAAACTGTCGGGAGTCTTCAGACCGCCACGATTGATGCTGTAATTTACACCCGGCGCCGCGGCAAGACGCTCAATAGTATCAGGCTTACCGCATGAGGGGCATACCTCCGACAACGGACGATCGCGATCTGCAATCGGCAACGAGACGTCGTCGACCGTGAATCCACATTCTTTACATTGAAAATCATACAGCGGCATTACTCGTCTCCATCCTCGATAACGAGGGCATCTGATTGCATTGGAAAACAGACGCAAACATATTATTGACGCGACTCACTCTCATCATAATCGTCGAACATCTCGTACTCGCGAAAGACCCGTGCATCACGCGATGTGATCGCACGATCTTGTTTGGGTGACATGTTACCCGTCTTCGCGGTATACGGATTGCGATCCTTATACTTGGAGTGATACAACTCACGTTCACGCTGTTCTCGACTCATAACTTCACCTGAGAAAGTGCAAGGGAAACGGATTGTCGAGTAGACCGGGAAACGCCGCCTCGACGATCGCCTTCGTACACTTGTATTTCGTACCGAACTTGTTGTCCTTCACAGCAAGGATCAAGTCTGTTTCGCCCTTATGCAGACGTTCGAGCAACTGCTGGAATATCTGTTCTCGACGTGATGTCGAGATATTGCCGCCACCGTCCTTGAGGAAGAGATAGATGGTGCGGAGTTCCCGCATAAGATTCGACGGCGAATAGCCGATCGGGGTGACGTCTTGCTTGAATGGCGGCGCGCCTTCAGGCAACGCCCACTCGACACCCGAATGTGCGAGTCCGAGAAACCATCGGAGCGACGTGGAATTATGTTGATGCAGCCACGCGATCTTGTCCGCTTGCTTACTCAATGTGGCGTGATGATCGAATATCTCACCCAGTGTGCGTTTCATTACTGTTCTCCGTTAGTGCGAGTTGTCGGCAAATTGTTTTTAGACTACGAACCGCCGTCACCATTTGCCGTTCGCAGTCTTCCGTCCATCGTCCGGTCTTTTTGAAATACGTTAGTAACGTGCGACAGGCGCCGAGCGCGTGTTCTTCATATTGTTTATTTCGCTCTTCTGGCGTCATCGGCGTATCGTCACGTGGCGCCTCTTGTGCGAGCCGTACGATACGTGCGTCGAGTGTTTCAAATGGAATGATGCGCGCCATTATTCAATGATCAACTTCTGCACAGGGGCACCTTCGGCAATGACCGCGTTCAGCAGTCCCGTCCACGGCACAACGCGCTGCTGGAATGAATAGAACTGCTGATAATACACACTCTGAACGCGCAGCGCATTCTGTATCTGTTCATTGTCGTAATGATCAAGCGCCTGCTTCATATGCTGCAATGTGCGATTCGCCATCACTTCAGGGCGTTCATCATACTGGAACATCCACGCCCATTCGCCGCACGTTTCTGGCAGTGCGCCGTAGTTACTCGTGATACAGAGACAGCCCGCCATAAGCGCCTCTTGAATCGCGAGACAGGACGTTTCCGCATAGAGCGAGGGATAGACATGGACGTGTGTCTGATCGAGTGCTTCGCGCACCGTCTCGTGTGACTGTGTTCCGTGATAGACGACGCACGGATTCTCACGCAGCTTATCATAGAGCGGCTCAAACGACTTGTCGCGCTCTGCCCATCCATAGAGATTCAAGGACGAGTAGACGTGCAGTTCCCAGTCCTGTCGCTCCTGTGCCAACGCATCTGCGGCCGCAGCAACGACGGCAAGTCCACGATGCGGCGTTGACGTATAGGCGAATCGTAGCTTGCCGTTCTCTCGCGATTTCGGCAACGGCGTTTCGCGATGCGGTACCGCATTCTTGATGACCACACCCTGACTATAGGGAATGCCAAGAAAGAGATTGTACTGCTGTTGCTGCCAGTGGGAGACAAAGACAATACGATTGAACTGCGTACGATACGACGGATCGCGCAGACACTGCGATGCGGGATCATGTGGCAGATCATGCAGCCACAGAACACGCGGCTTGTTTTCGAGTTCGACCTCTTCAGGACGCGAGAGGATGATCTGTACCTGATCGCACAGATTGGGAAGTGCGTCGTGCAGCCACGACGAAAGAAGTTCGGTGCCGCCAAGCGGCTTCACAGCAGACATAATGCCTCACAGGATGAATGATTGATCTTATTTATTATCCGCGACTGTAGTTGTTTTTCGCGTTGAAGCCCTTGATGACGAATCCACCGGAGGCGGGGAGTCTCGTAACTTCTCCAAGGCAACGAGGGCAGCGAGCGCCCTCTGCGTCTCTAAGAGATGCGAAACCCATTTCGGTGATGATGTTGCAGTGCTCACATTTGAAATCCCATAGAGGCATAGTGTGTTCCTTTAGAAATGGCTGAGAGGGAAGGAATCGAACCTTCATTCGCGGTTCCAAAGACCGCTGTCCTACCGTTGAACGACCTCCCAATGGAGCTACCGACAGGCCTTGAACCTGCGACATCCTGATTACAAATCAGGTGCTCTACCAACTGAGCTACGGTAGCGTCTTAAAACTTTTTTCTGTCGCAGATCGTGCGTGAACTCACCAAAATCAAACGACGATTGCCATTCTGGGACAAAGTATCCATAGTCTCGGGCTTCAGCGACGGCGGCCACGCGTTGACATACTGAGCATACATCTCGATGATAGCAGGACAGATGACTTAATGGCCCCGTGTATGTCGTATAAAACCACGATCCATATTTCCGCCCGCAGTCGTTACACGCCCAGTCAGGTTGATGTTGTGCAATCTTCATAATATTCCCAATCGATGCCCCACACGATTAGAATGTGGTGCTTACGATCAATCCAACATGATCAATTATAGCAGTTCCTGACGTACCGACAAAGGGTGAAATCCAGAGATTCGTAAAAGGCTGACGACGAATGCTGCCGACATTAAAGGAAACTGGCAAAATGCCAATGGCATGGGCAGTATCCGTAATTGATACGGCAGGAGATGCGACTGCCCATCGTGTC